CTGGGTTTGTTGAATAGTTTTCTGTTGAAGCACCTAAAGTTGCTGCTGATGTATACATCGCTAATTTATATGTATCAGATGATGTATCAAAATCGTGTTTTCCTTGAAGTAATTCTTTTTTAAAAGAATTACAGATTGCGTTTGTTGTTATAGCCATAATTGTTCTCCTTTATAAATTTATGGAGATGGTGATTCAATTTTTATTCTTGGAACACCATCATCAAATTCTGCACGTCTTCTTCTGCCCATTTGTTGTAGAGCAAAATTTTGTACTTCTTCAGTATACTTTGTTTGATAGAGGTTGTATAGATTGTCTGGTCCTTTTAAGAATCTAAAAGCCTCAGACAACACTCCATGTAATAACATCGACTCTTGATAAGTAGATAAAAAAGTATTGTTTGTTGAAGTAAACTGTGGTGGATCAATTATATAATTGATTTGAACAGTATATGCAGAATCTGGTGTAGGTGCTACTAAAGCTGTGAAATCATCCCAATTTGCCCAATATTTCGGAGTGCCTGTTGCTCCAGAATTATTATATTCGGATATAAAACTAGTATCTCTTTTTTCACAAAAAGTTCTATCATTACTACTATCGATAACTTGAATAGATCTTATGATCATACAATCAGCAGGTAAACTTAAATATCTATTTGAAGCAGTAAAAGATGACGTAGAATATTTTCTTAGATCATCATAATCAACTTTGCCAGCAACATCTAATTCTACAGATCTAATAAAATCTTGTATAATAGCATCTGTTAAAACATTACTATCTACTTCAGTATAATTTCTTACTTGAGTTAAAAAATTTGAATAAGTTGTAGCCATTATGTAATACTCACCGTTGTGTTTCCAATTAACGAATCTAATTGTCTTCTTCTATTTTGTAAAGATGGATCAGCAGGTATCATAGCACTTGTGCCTTGATTAATAAATGCAAAATCACCTGGTAAATTTAAATTAGCGACTCCAACAAAAATTCCTCCAGAATCTGCAATTGTATTATCATTTGGAGCTTGTGGATTAATAGTTGATATATCAGTAGGTTGTTGAAACTTCATAGTTCTTGGATTCTGTAAAGCTATAGCATCAGCTTTGTGATATGGTGGATCAAGTTGTGGGTGTTTTGGTTCAAACTCAGATATATGTACTAAAGAACCATTCCATTCTTTTACCATTTCTCTATATGGAAAAGCCTGACCTGATCTATCAGATATTGCTAATGATCTTTTACCACTTGCATAAGCCATTATACACCGTCTCCAAAATATGTTTGAGGCGAAATATAAACAGAAGTTCTTGAACCATCTTCATTAAGTGCTCTTAATAATTCATCCTCATAAAGTTGTTTTAATAATTGAATTCTATCAGGTGATTTTTTTTGTGATAAATAATAGGCAAGGCCTGAACACATACATGGTAAAAATCTAAAAGGCACATCTGGATTATTTGTATAGCCTCCAGCATCTTCAATTCTGTCAATTGAATAATATTTTAATGTTGTATAAGTCGAAGCATCTGGAGCAAGATAAACACTTATTGTTGGTTGTGTTTGTCTATCAACATAATATTGAGAAGGTTGTCCAGTTGTTAATTTATTTGGCAAAGCAGAATAAGCTGATCTATCAATTTTTGTTAAAGCTATGTCTTGAGTGCTTGAGGTCCCAGAGCCTGTTATATTTTGTACTGGTACACCTGTTGAATGAGCCACGGCTAACGAACCAAGAGCTCCTCTAGTTGCACCACTTAAAGTAGTCCCAGCTTTTCCAGTGTAAGTAATAAATTCCAAACCTATTTGAATTGTACCACTTGAAGCAAATCCAGTAGCATCTGTAAGCACAACACTTGTTGCAGAATCTGTAAGAGCAGTGTTTAAAGTTCCATTAACTGCACCAGTTGAAGATATATAAGCTTCTAAAACATCATTAACTTGAGTTGGCACTGAATAAGTTGCAACTCCAGCTGTAAATTGAATTTGATTTAATTTAACTTTCCAAAGGTGAACACCTCTGTTACCCCACTCTGAAAATAAAAGATTTAAACTTCTTCTTGCGCTACGTAAATCATAACCACTATTAGTCCGAATACCACATCTCTCGTATGCTTCTTCAATAATATCATCGATTTGTAAATCGAATGCTGTAGTTCCTGACGTAGCCATAATTCATTACATTAAATCTTTATAATAATCTAAAGACTTTCCTGGTACTAATTGTTCATCTTGTAGACCCATGCCAGAAGTTCTAGCTGCGCCATAACCTTTTGTAGATTTAGCTTCCATACCCGTTGAAGCATACATCATTTTACCTTTTTTAGCTTTCATATTAGCTTCGATGGCTTTTCCTCTTTTTTTCTCGTAACTTGATAATTTACCATCTTTATCTAAGTCAGCTTTTTGTGGGTTCTTTAACATTTCTCCTCCGTTTTTAAGTCCAAATAAATTTTTTAAAGATAAAAGTTGTAAAAACATTGATGGATAACTACCGTCTCCTCTTTTTCTCTTCAATTTTGATTTATCTTTAGTCATAATTTTCCTTAGATTTTTATCATACCACCGTAATACTTCTTGGTAAAGGTACTCACATTTGTTGGTTTACCACCGACTCCTTGTGGTTTACTTCTTTTTCTCGCAACGGCACTCCGCCTTTGAGAGTCTGTCATTCTTGCTGCTTTTGCAGCAGGAACGCATTTTGGATAAGCTCTCTTTCGATCTGATGCTAGTTTTGAACGACCACAAGGTGCGTATGAACCATCTTTTCGTTTGCTTCCAATGTCTACCCATTTTTGATCGAACCATTTTTTTAATCCTCCTGATTTTAAACCTAATTTTTTTGAAAAAAATATTCCAATATTTTTTGATTTACCTTGTTTACTTCCAGTTAATTCTAAAGATGAACTTTTTCCTTCCTTTAATATAGATAAATCTATTGTGCTATTTAAATTTTGTTTACCATCTTTAAGAAATGGTTTTTCCACACCACCTGAAACAGTTATATTTCCTTTTTTAATATTTAAAGAGCCACTTGGAACAACAACCATTTCATCATCATAAACATTTACACCAGCTCCTACTTCTGTGCCTTTAAATTTTTTTTTAAGATAATCAGGTACTGATACTTTTGTTCCCATTAGAATACTCCTTTGAAACCTTTACCTCTGATAGCTGCTCCACCACCTCTTGCTTCTCCACCACACATTAAACCTTTTGCTTCGATTGATTTGTTTTCTCTAAAATTTGCTCTATCTAAATCATCTCCATATTTTCTTGCATCAAAAGGATTATCAAATAATTTATCTTTTTCACCACTTCCTATTAATTCTTCAGCAGTTTCGTAATTTTTTTTCTTTTTATTTTTTTTACTCATCAATCATTCCTTTGTAATAATTGTTTAGACTTTTATTTGAAACATTGTGACCAGCTAAATTACCTTTTATATAGCTACCATCATATGGTTGTAATTTTTGTGCAAATTGTCCATCAGAAGCTTTTACTATAGACTGTAAAGTTTTTGCTTGTGCTGCATGACTTTTAGATGCTTTTTGCAAACCAGTTATAACTTTATTTATTTTTGCTTCTCCACCTATTTTTTTACCTGTTGGTTTGGGTCCTTTAAAATCTTTTCTTTTCACACCAGATGGATCTTTAATTTTTCCCGCACAAATTTTACTTGCATATGCATTAGCATATGCGCTAGGATAAACACGAAATTTTCTTTTAGCGGCAGCTTTGCCTCTAGCACATAGTTTTGTCATAATGTTTAAGCCTTTTTCTGTTGTACAACTTTTTTGATTGTATCACTTTTGGCTTGTAGTTTCTAGACCTTAACTTTTTTGCTACTGGATTTTTTATAAAGGTCATCATAGTATGAGCTAAGTCCTTTAACATTAGGTGGTTTTACTTTAAATTCTTTTCTTGTTTTTTTTCCCCAACCTCTACCTAAGCCAGGTTCAAGTAATTTAGATATTTGTCCTCTACTTATTGCCATAATTATTTAAAATTGTATTCAGAATCAATTGTGCCAGTTTTTCCAAAAGGATTAATATTAAAGGCTAAACTAATTCTATTTTTTTCACTATCATTATAACCTATTTTGTGCTCAAGGTAAGATGGGAATAATATTAAAGAACCCTCATCTATTGATATATCCACATTTACACTATTGTAAGGATTATATTGTTTTACTTTTGGGTAAATACTAAAGTTATTTAATCTTTTAAATGAAATAAAAATTTTCTTTTGATTTTGTAAGGGATAATAACAACCACTCCACCAGTGATTCGTATGTAAATGAAATTCTCCCTCAGTCTTTGGTTTTACATAAGTAAACCAAGATGTATTTATTCTAAAGTCTGTATCATATCCAAGGTCAATAAAATTTTTTTTAATTATATCTGAAAATATATTTTTTACTTCTTTTCCGTAATTTATTTTTTCTAATACATAGTTTGTATTAGATATATAATTATCTTTCTTATCAGTTTGAAATAATTTTAATCCCTCTAATTGATCTAATAATTTATCATTATTTATTGGACAATTTTTGTTTATAATTATTGGCTCTGCAAATAAACTATGTATATTCATTTACAATTAAAACTTAGAACAATTCTTTCATCAGAATTATTGTTTACATAATTTGATCCATGCTCTAACCATCCTGGAAAAATAATTAAAGTACCCATTTTTGGTTTTATATTTATATATTCAGAATATTCAACATCATTTTTTTCTCCCTTAAATATATTTTTTATAAAATAATTGGGGTTTCTTAAAACTAAATCATTACTTTGATCATCAGTTCTTAACCATAAGGCACCAGATATAGAAGATGGGTAGTGATTGTGCCATTTTAAAATGCTTCCTTTTTTTTGTATATTTATCCATGAAATATTTATTTTAGTAGATTCTATTCTTGATTCATCGCAATACAATTGTATTTGATTATTTAATTTTTTTTCAATAGATGTATCTTCAATTATGTTAGAACCTTCAGAATAAGATGAGGTTGCATCACCTAATAATTCGTTATGTTTTACTTGTTCTACCTTTTCAACTAAATCTAGTGTTTTATAAATTTCTTCTTGATCTAAAAAATTTTCGACTATTCTTAATTTTGTACAAAAAACATTGAGTGATATTTCTTTCACAAATTAAATTAATTCTTTTGCTGAGCCTAATATTGGTCTGTATTTTGTTTTGCCTTCTGATTTGTATGC